CCCGCCGCTACGACGAGTTGATGCTGATGCTCAAGGCCGGGCAGATACGCAACCTGCGCCTCCAGCAGCAGTACACCCTCCAGGAAAGCTACATCACGGAGACCGGCGAGCGGGTCCGGGCCATCCACTATGTGGCCGACTTCGCCTACGAGCGCCCCACCGCGCCGGACAAGTACGGCACCGTGATCTGGCTGCCGGTGGTGGAGGATGTCAAGAGCCGGGCCACCAAGACGGCCCAGTACGAGATGAAAAAGAAGCTCCTGCGGGAACGCTTCAATCTGACTATCACGGAGGTTTGATTATGGCAAAGAAAGGCACATTCCCTGCCAACGCTATGCGGCGCGGGGAGATTTACTGGGTAGATATACCGAACGCCATCGGCCACGAGCTGATGAAGGACCGGCCCGCCATCATCGTGAGCTGCGACGCTCTGAACGACAACAGCCCCGTGGTCCAGGTGGTCTACTGCTCCGCCTCCCCCAAGAAGGAGCTGCCGGAGCACATCACCATCCGCTCCACCGAACAAATCAGCACGGCCCTGTGCGAGAACGTGTACACCGTGGACAAGAGCCGCGTGGGGCGCTTCGTTGGCCGCTGCACCCGGCGGGAGATGGAGCAGGTGGACCTCGGCCTCCTCTCTGGCCTGGGTCTGGCCCAGTACGGCCTTGCAAGCCCCCAGGAGGACGAGGAGGAGCCGGAGCCGGTACGCGGAGACACCGAGGACGGCACGGCCTCTATGGCCCTGGTAATCGCCCAGACGGAGCGGGACACCTACAAGCGGATGTATGAGAGCCTGCTGGCCCGCATGACGATGGAACGGGAGGAAACGGCATGAAGCAGAATTGCGGGAGCTGCGCCTGGTACGAGGACTTCCAGGGCGTATGCTTCAACGGAGACAGCCCACGTTGCGCGGACTTCACGGAGCCGGACACCACCTGCCCGGCATGGGAGGGCAAGGCATGAAGCTGGGCGACAAGGTGATGCGCCTGCCGGAGACATTCACCGACAGCGGCGAGGACAAGCGGAGTTTGAGGCGGCCTGTGACGGGCCGCGTGGTGTACATCCATCCGAAGGGGTACTACCACACCGTGGAATTTGAGCTGAACGGCGGTCACGTCCGGGAGAGCTTCAAGGGGGTGAGCGACTGATGACCGAACCGAAGGACCTTTGCGGCAGGTGCGCCGCGATGCTCCAGGAGGGCTACGACCTCAAACGCGTGGGCGGCGGCGTAGATCACAAAGTGACCTGCTCCCATTGTGGGCGGCGGCGCTACGGGGCCACCTACACGATAGAAAAGCACAGCAAAAGCAAAGCATAAGCATACCAGAGAGACCCTGGGCCTATGGCCTGGGGTCTCTTATCTTTTTCGTGAGGCCACGAAAATGGTCTCCCACGCTCCAGGGAGAGAGGGAGAGGAAGGGGGGTATGGGGGGATGGTGAGGGTGAGAGGGTCCCTCACACACGCGTGAACACCAGAATGAAAAAACATCCTCCCTTCGGGGCGAAAAAAGAAGCTGCCTTTGCTACGATGAAAGAGAAGCCAATTTTTCAGAAAGGCAGGCGGGAGCGAATGGCAAAAAGTAAATACGAGACCCATGTCCTCCCCAACCTGGACAAGATCATCAAATGGGCCAAAGACGGGGCCACGGCAAAGGAGATTGCTGACAACCTCCATATCGCCTACTCTACCTTCCGCAAATACCTGGACGAGGGCCAGGAGGGGGACGAGCGCTACGCGGCACTTTCGGCTGCTTTCGCGCAGGCGTGTGAAGTGCCGGACGAGCAGGTGGAAAACGCCCTGTTCAAGAGCTGCCTGGGCTACAATGCCCAGATCGTGAAGCACTACAAGCTCAAGACCGTAGAATATGACCCGGAAACGGGCAAGCGCATCCGCGAGGTCGAGACCCTTGTGGAGGCCCGCGATGAAGTCCATGTAGCTGCCAATACAGCGGCGCAAATGTTCTGGCTGACCAACCGAAAGCCGGAGACGTGGAAGTACAAGCCGGAGGCCCAGGACGGCGACGAGGACGAGGGCAGCGGCGTGGTGCTCCTCTCCCCCGTGATGGACAACCCAGGCCCACCGACGGAGGGAGGCGCAAACGATGGCTAATGTCATCTGGACCCCGCAGCCGCGCCAGGCGGCCCTTATGGCCCGCTTTGAGGACGAGGCGCTGTACGGCGGTGCAGCGGGCGGCGGTAAATCGGACTGCGCCCTGGCCGAGGCCCTGCGCCAGGTGGAGATACCGCATTACCGTGGGCTTATCCTCCGCAAGACCTTCCCGCAGCTCACGGAGCTGATGGACCGCAGCACGGAGATTTACAGACGGGCCTACAAAAAGGCCAGGTTTAACGAGAGCAAGCACGTCTGGACCTTCCCCTCCGGGGCCAAGATTTTCTTCGGCTCTATGCAGTACACCAAGGACCGGACCAACTACCAGGGCAAGCGCTATGACTTCATCGACTTTGACGAGCTGACGCAATTTCTCTGGGAGGAGTACAGCTACCTGTTCTCCCGAAACCGCCCCAACGGGCCGGGGACCCGCTGCTACATCCGGGCGCAGGCAAACCCCGGCGGCGTGGGCCACGGCTGGGTGAAGGAGCGCTTCATCACGGCGGCCCAGCCCATGCAAACGATCTGGGAGCAGTTCAAGGTCCGCTTCCCTGACGGCCACGAGGAGACGCGCTGGAAGTCCCGCATCTTCGTGCCGTCCTCCGTGTTCGACAACAAGATACTGCTTGCCAACAACCCGGACTACCTCACCAGCCTGGCCTCCATGCCGGAGCAGGAGCGCAAGGCGCTGCTGTACGGCGATTGGGACACCTTCGCGGGCCAGGTATTCACGGAGTGGCGCAACGACAGCGACCACTACACGGACCGCATCAACACCCACGTCATCTCCCCCTTCAAGGTCCCGCAGGACTGGGCCATCTGGTGCGGCCTGGACTGGGGCTACTCCAGGCCCTTCTCCGTGGGCTGGTACGCCGTGGACCGGGACCGGCGGCTCTACCGCATCCGGGAGTATTACGGCTGCACCGGCACACCCAACACCGGCGTGAAGATGGAACCGTCCGAGGTGGCGCGGGAGATACGGCGCATCGAGGCCGAGGACCCCAACCTCAAGGACCGGCGCATCAACCGCGTGGGAGACCCGGCCATCTGGGGCAGCGACGGCACGGAGAGCATCGGCGCTCTGATGGAGCGGCAGCGGGTGTACTTCGAGCGCGGCGACCACGCCCGCATCGACGGCAAGATGCAGGTGCATCACCGCCTCGCCTTTGACGAGGAGGGCATCCCCATGCTGTATGTGTTCAACACCTGCAAGCACTTCATCCGCACGGTCCCCAACCTGGTCTACGACGAGAAGAACGTGGAGGACATCAACACCGAGGGCGAGGACCACATCTACGACGAGCTGCGCTACGTCTGCATGAAAAATCCGATAGCACCCAGGCGGAACAAGCCCCCCGCCCTGGTGGTATATGACCCGCTGGACCTGGGACAGGACCAGCAGTATGACCGTTACGATTTTTACAGGAGGTATTGATTTATGGCACTTTTCGGACGGAAGAACGAGCAGGACGCGACCCTGGGCAAGCCCCCGATGGGCTGGGGCGTCCCCGGCGTGCAGAAGGACGAGAGCGTGGACCCGGAGATGGAGGCCATGCTGCTGACGGCCCCCGCCGGGCAGCGGCGCATCGGCAGAGCGGAGATTGCGGAGGCAATCAGCATCTTGAGCGACTACAAGAAAGGCAAGGCCAGCCTGGAGGAGCGCGTGGTCCAGGATGAGCTATGGTGGGAGCTGCGCCATTGGGAGGCCATCCGCAAGGGCAAGCAGCGCACGGACAACCCGGAGTACAGAGGGCCGGAGCCGTCCTCTGCCTGGCTGTTCAACGCTATTCTCAATAAGCACGCGGACGCTATGGACAACTACCCGGAGCCGGTGGTCCTCCCCCGCGAGCGCAGCGACGAGGAGAGCGCCAAGGTGCTGTCCTCCGTGTTGCCGGTCATCCTGGAGTACAACGACTACGAGCAGACCTACTCTGACAACTGGTGGGAGAAGCTGAAACACGGCACGGCAGCCTATGGCGTGTTCTGGAACAGCGCCAAGGAGAACGGCCTGGGCGACGTGGACATCCGGGAGATCGACCTGCTAAAGCTGTTTTGGGAGCCGGGCGTGACCGACATCCAGAAGTCCCGCAACCTGTTCATCGTGGACCTGGTGGACGAGGACCTGCTGGAGCAGCAGTACCCGGAGCACAAGGGCCATTTGAGCGGCGGGGCCGTGGATGTGAAGCAGTATATCTACGATGACACCATCGACACCAGCAACAAAAGCGTGGTGGTGGACTGGTACTACAAGACGACATCCGCCAGCGGCAAGACGCTGCTGCACTACGCCAAGTTCGTGGGCGAGACCCTGCTGTTCGCCAGCGAGAACGACCCCAACTACCGGGACACGGGCTGGTACGACCACGGCCTCTACCCCGTCGTGCTGGATGTGATGTTCCCGGAAAAAGGCACGCCGGTGGGCTTCGGCTATGTCGCCATCTGCAAAGACCCGCAGCTCTACATCGACAAGCTGTCCTCCAACATCCTGGAAAACAGCATGATGACCACCAAGAAGCGTTTCTTCGTCAGCGACAGCACGGGCATCAACGAGGAGGAGTTCCTGGACTGGAGCAAGCCCCTGGTCCACGTCCAGGGCGAGCTTGACGACAGGCGCATCAAGGAGATTGCCACCAACCCGCTGGACGACATCTATGTGACCGTGGCGCAAATGAAAATCGAGGAGATGAAGGACACGGCGGCCAACCGCGACGTGAACAGCGGCAGCGCCGGGTCCGGCGTCACCGCCGCCGCTGCCATCGCCGCCCTCCAGGAGGCGGGCAACAAGGCCAGCCGGGACATGATCTCTGCCAGCTACCGCACCCACGTCAAAATCAATTCGATGTGCATTGAGCTTATCCGGCAGTTCTACGACGAGACCCGCTCGTTCCGCATCACGGGCCAGACGCCTGGCAGCTACCAGTTCATCGACATGAACAACGCGGGCATCAAGGAGCAGGAAGTGGGCCAGACCTCCGACGGCCTCCCCCTCTACCGCAAGCCCATCTTCGACCTGAAAATCAAGGCCCAGAAGAAAAACCCCTTCTCCCGCATGGAGCAGAACGAGCGGGCCAAGGAGCTGTACGGCCTGGGCTTCTTCAACCCGGAGCGGGCGCAGGAGGCGCTGGGTGCTCTGGAAATGATGGAGTTTGAGGGCATCGACAAGGTGAAGGAGCAGGTGCAGAACGGCCAGACCCTTCTCAATATCTGCCAGCAGATGTCCCAGCAGCTCGACCAGATGGCCCTTATCATCCAGACCCTCACGGGCAAGGACATGGGCATCGGAGCGGCGCAGCCTACCGGCGGCGGCCAGCGAGGCCAGGCGGCAGGCCCCGCGCCCTCCAGCGAGAAGGACAGCCTTGCAAGCGGCATCATGGAGGCCCAGCATCCCATGACCGGCTACGGGGAGCGGCTGGCAAAGCGCAGCACCCCCGGCATGGGCAACGAATGACGGGAGGCGACGTGTTATGACCCAGGTTTATGCCGAACGGGACGGCCAGCGCTGCATCCTCTCTGCCCAGGGCCACGCCACCGGCAGCGTGGAGGCGTGCGCGGCGGTGTCCGGCATCCTTTACGCCCTGGCCGGATATGTGACCAACGCCATGCGGGAACGCTATGTGGAGGTCTACACCTGGCGGATGGAGAGCGGCGATGTGCAGCTCGACTTCGACGGGGACGACGGCACGGCGGCGGCCTTTGAGATGGCCGTCATCGGCCTTGCCCAGGTGGCCCAGGCCCACCCGGAGCAGGTCCAGGTGGAGTGCCGGGAAGAAAAATAAAAATTTTTTCCGAGTTCGGGGCGAAAAGCGGAAAAGCATTTGATACGCTTATACTGTCCTCCTGCTTCACACCATGCGGGGCGGCGGTCACGGTGGGGACCGGGCCGCTGCCCTGGTGAAGTCAGGGACCGATGCACGGGGGCGATACACCCGCGACGAAAAAGGAGGCAATCCTATGAACTTCAAGCATTTGCTGGACATCCGGCTGAACCTGTTCGACGGCGGCGGTGCCGCAGGCGGAGCAGGCGCAGGGGCGGCGGCCTCTGGCGACGGAGCACCCGGCACACAGGGCGAGACCCAGGCATCCCCCGCATCCACCCGGCGGGGAAAATCGGGCGAATACCAGAATGTCATCTTCGGGAAGCAGGCCAAACCGGCGGAGGCTGGCGAGGGCGGAGACCCGGAGGGACAGCAGCGGTCCTCCGACGCCGGGAGCGACAACAAACCGGACGCGAGCACCACGTCCAATACTCTGGAGGCCAAACGCAGGGCTTTCCAGGACCTTGTGAACGGTGAGTACAAGGACATCTACACCGAGGAGACCCAGCGCATCATCGACCGGCGCTTCCGGGAGACCAGAAACCTGGAGCAGCAGGTGGGCCAGTATCAGCCTGTCATTGATATGCTGATGCAGCGCTACCAGATCGGCGACGGCGACATGGGCAAGCTGTCCCAGGCCATCGAAAATGATGACGCATACTGGTCCGAGGCCGCCGAGGAGGCGGGGATGTCCGTTGAGCAGTACAAGCAGTTCCAGAAGCTCCAGCGGGAGAACGAGGCGCTTTTGCGCCAGCAGCGCCAGCGGCAGAACGACCAGCGGGCGCAGCAGCAGCTCCAGCAGTGGTACGGCGAGGCCGAACAGGTCAAGGGGCTGTACCCCAGCTTCGACCTCAACGCGGAGGTCAAAAATCCCCAGTTCCTCTCCATGCTCCGGGCGGGCGTTCCCGTCCAGCACGCTTATGAAGTGGTCCACATGGACCAGATCAAGGCGGGCGTGGCCGCTATGCAGGCCAAGGCCACGGAGAAGCAGGTGGTGGACGGCATCCGCGCCAAGGGCGCAAGGCCCCAGGAAAACGGCACGACCTCCCAGGGTGCATTTATCGTGAAGGATGATGTTTCCAAGCTGTCCAAGAGGGACCGCGCGGAGATCATCCGCAGAGCTGCACGGGGAGAGCACATCGAGTTTTAAGCCTCTCCCCAGAAGGGAGATTTTAACATGAACACCATCCGCAAATTCATTCTGCTGCCCGTCGTGCTGAACCTGTTTGATGCAGTCATCAACAAGACGACCAGCGCAACCACCGGGAACAACCTTTCCGGCGAGATGAAAACCTTCTACTCCGACTATCTCATTGATATGGCGGAGCCGCTGCTGGTCCATGACCAGTTCGGACAGAAGCATCCCATCCCCAAGAATGGCGGTAAGACCATCGAGTTCCGCAAGTATGACCCCCTGCCCAAGGCCACCACGGCCCTGACCGAAGGTGTGACCCCCGAAGGCCAGAAGCTCAACATGGGCGTCATCACCGCGACTGTGGCGCAGTACGGCGGCTTCATCGAGCTGTCCGATATGCTGCTGCTTTCCGCCATCGACAACAACCTGGTGCAGGCCACCAAGCTGCTGGGCAGCCAGGCGGGCCGTACCCTGGACACCATCACCCGCGAGGTGCTGAACGGCGGCACCAACGTGCAGTACGCCGAGGGCCAGGTGGACAGCCGCGCCAACCTGTGCGGCGGCAGCACCACCGACAGCCAGAACCACTACCTGACCGTGGACGCTGTGCGCCGCGCTGTCCGTTACCTCAAGGTGATGAACGCGCCCAAGATCAACGGCTACTACGCGGGCATCATCCACCCGGATTGCTCCTACGACCTTATGAGTGACCCCAAGTGGGTGAACGTCAAGACCTACTCCGACCCCGACGGCATCTACGAGGGCGAGATCGGACGCATCGAGGGCGTCCGCTTCGTGGAGACCAGCGAGGCCAAGGTCTTTACCCACGCGGGCAAGGACTACGAGACCGGCACCACCGCCAGCGGCACCGTCACCCCCAAGGCATCCGCCCGTGACGTGTACTCCACCCTCATTCTGGGTGCGGACGCCTACGGCGTGACCGAGATCACCGGCGGCGGTCTCCAGCACATCGTGAAGCAGCTCGGCTCTGCCGGTACTGCCGACCCCCTGGACCAGCGCGCCACCGCAGGCTGGAAAGCCACCAAGGTGGCCGAGCGCCTGGTGGAGGCGTACATGGTCCGCATCGAGACCTGCTCCACCTTCAACAGCTAATCACCTGGGCCGCCTGCTTTACGGCGGGCGGCCCCACATTCTGACCAACAGGAGGTATTTACACTATGGCTGCCAAGAAAGAAGCTGCTGCCAATGAGCAGCAGGCCACCACGCAGGCTACCCCCGCCGCCGAGGCGGAGGACATCATCGCCAAGGCCAAGGCGGAAGCTGCTGCCATTGTGGCAGAGGCCCAGGCCAAAGCCAAGGAGACCCTGGAGGCGGCAAAAGAGACCGCCCCCGCCGCGCCCAAGCCGAACGACCTTGTGCCCATCCGTCTGTTCAAGGACAACGACAAGTACAAGGATGACGTTTTTGTGGCCGTCAATGGCCGCAGCTTCCAGATCAAGCGCGGCGAGACCGTGCAGGTGCCCGCCTATGTGGCGGAGGTCCTGGAGCAGAGCATGGCCCAGGACAACGCCACCGCAAACCTCATTGAGCGCGAGAGCAGCGCCTACGCTGCCGAGGCCAAGGCCCGCAACATCTAACTGAACAGGCACACCGCGAGACCCTAAAAGCGGCTGCGACACGGCGCGGCGAGGTATGGATGGACCGACCCTTCCGCCCCGCCGCGCCTTTTATCATACAGAAAGGAGGTAGACCCCCTATGGATAGGACCATCAATGTGACCGTGACCGGCGAATTTGTCCGCAAGGACAGCAAGAACGCGGGCGTGCAGGGCGAGGCCAATGTGACCGGCCTGCACATCGTTATGAGCGATGACTGGGAGGCGTTCTCCAAGCGCATCATCTGGCGCAACGCCCTGGGCGAAAGCCCCGTGGCGGTGCTGCTGTACAACAGCGTGGAGGACCTGGTGGCAAAGAAGGACCCGCTGACCTTCGACACGGCCATTCCGGCGGAGCCGCTGGCCCTGGAGGGCTGGTGCAGCTTTACCATTGAGGGCTTCCGGGAGAGCAACCCCACCGCCGTTGCCATCACGGTGACGGACCATCTGCTGGTGAAGCCGAACGACGCCTATACCACGCCGAAAGAGCCGACGCCCACCCAGGCGCAGCAGCTCCAGACCCAGATTGACGGCATTGTACCCCAGGTGAGCACCCTGGTGGGAAACGCCATCGAGGCGCTGGAGCAGGCCGAGGAGGCCGTGAAGGTGTGGGAAGCCTATGACAGCGCAAAGACCTATCTGCCCCTCCAGAAGGTGAGCAGGCTGGGCAGCTCCTACATCTGCAAGGCAGCGTGCAAGGGCGTGGCCCCGGAGCTGGACGTGGCCGGAGGCGTGGAGGGTGCCCACTGGCTGCTTATCGCCTCCAAGGGCGACCAGGGAGAACAGGGCGCAGAGGGCCCCCAGGGCAAGACCGGCAAGCAGGGCATCCAGGGCGAGCGCGGACTGACCGGCGAGCGCGGCGTCCAGGGCATCCAAGGCATCCAGGGACCCCAGGGCGTGCAAGGCGCTGCTGGCCCGGTTGGACCCACGGGACCGGAAGGACCCCAGGGCGTGCAGGGGCCGCAAGGACCGCGCGGCATCGACGGCGTGTCCGTGCAGACGGCTGGCATGGTCAATTTCAGCGTGACCGACGAGGGGCATCTGCTGTGTACCTACACCGGCAACGAGGCCCCGGACTATTACATCAACGATGCAGGGCATCTATGCCTAAACATCTGACGGAAGGAGGAACCATCTATGCCTACCATTGATCTGGGCAAGGTTGTGGGTCCGCAGGGACCCCAGGGCGTGCAGGGCGCAAGAGGCCCGCAGGGCGCGACCGGCGCTCAAGGCCCGAAGGGAGAGCAGGGCATCCAGGGACCCCAGGGTGAGACCGGGGCCAAGGGCGCGACCGGCGCGACCGGCGCACAGGGACCCGCCGGTGCCGACGGCTCTACCCCTAACATCCAGGTGGGGACGACCACCACGCTGGCCGCCGGAAGTGCGGCCACGGTGAAGCGGCGGGCCGGAAGCCCGGACGCTGCCCCCATCTTCGACTTCGGCATCCCCAAGGGCGCGGACGCCGTAAACCCCGGCGACATGACCAAGGCGGTCTATGACCCCAAGGGCAAGGCCCAGGACATTTTTGGCTATGCAGACCAGAAAATGCCCAAGACGGGCGGAGCGTTCACCGGCGGCGTGTCCGGCGTGTCGCCCACCAGCGGCAGCACCAAGGGCTTCCGCAACATCTACTTCGGCAACGGCGCTCCTGCCTCCAGCCTGGGGGCCAACGGCGACGTTTACATCAACATCGGATAAGAGGAGGACACGAACATGATTAAAGCAGGCAATCACACCGTCAGCGACAAGGGCTTCACGGTGGTGACGGAGAACATCGGCGGGGTCCCCCGCCAGGCCGTGGTGGCAGAGCTGCCCGGCGGCATCAGCGACGAGGCCCTGGCCGCGTTTTGTGCCGGTCCCATTGAGGTGCTGGCCGAGGACGGCAGCACCACGGCGACCTACACCGGCCCCTTCCGCGTGGTCTCCCACGGGCTGAAACTGACCCGCACCAGCGAGGACAGCGACGTTGCCGCCCTGACGGCCCAGGTGGCGGAGCTGGAGGCCAAGCTGTCCCACGAGCAGAGCGAGAAGGAAAGCGCCCAGAGCGCCCTTGCACGCCTCAACGAACAGCTTACCACCCTCAAGATGACCCTGGAGGCCAACAGCGCGGACAAGGCCGTGGTTGACGAAGCTCCCAGCGCGGACAAGACCGTGGTTGACAAAGTTCCCGTGGAGGCCATGGATGCGGCGGGCAGCGTGTAAGGACTGGGCGGAGGCATCCTGTCTGATCTCCAACCTCCTGGCGGAGCTGGAACAGCCCTGCCGGATATGCCGGGAGGACAGCCTGGTGCTGACCGGGCGCTCCCCCACCGGCGAGACCGTGACCATCCGGCTGGGACCGGACCTGGTGCTGGAGGCAGAGGGCTGCGACGAGCTGCTGGATGCAGCACGAAAGCGAGGGTGCCCCGATGGCTGACAGACAGACCGATGACTTCAAGCTGGGCAACAAGGCGGCTGATATGTGGCTTTACACGGCAGACGCCTGCGCCAATGAGAAGGTCATCCCCAAGAAATACCGCTACACCACCGGAACGGCCCTGATGAACGGTGCAGAGGCCATCTGCTCGTGCATTGAGGGCGCAAACCTCATTGACCTGCGGGAGAGACCGGCGGAGCGGCTGGCGATGCAGCGTGAGGCCCTTTGCGCGTGCAAGAAGCTGGAGCGGAAGATACTGCGGATGGCAGAAAGCAAGCAATACCCAGGCGTGAGCGGCCAAAAGGCCGCGACCTGGAGCAAGGCGGTGATGACGGTGCGCTATATGTGCGCCGCCTGGTACGAGAAGGACCGGAGCCGCGCTGCCCAGGCAAGAGAGGATGTTCGGCGGCGATAGCTGCCTTTCATTGGGGTATAGCCTGTTCGCGCCGTCAACTGGGGCCTGCGCTCCCCGAACTCGAATGACAACAACGCGTACAACATCAACACCGACGGCACCGTGAACAACAACAACGTGTACAACGCCAACTTCGCGCCGCGTCCCGCTCTGATGGAATTACCGTGTACAAGTAGCCCTTGCGGCGAAAGCAGAGGCCCATCATCAAAGGAGGCTATATCCCGTCGTCCGTGGACATGAACACGGGGGATAAACACATGGCACCGACGCTGCCAGGCTCGCTACCGGGGAAAGCCCCGGACACCTCCGGCGGAGGGAGATACTGGCCGCTATCAGCGATGCCGGACCTGCGCTCCACCATCCGAAAACCAAGCAAGGATGTGTGATATGACCTATCAGGAACTATGCTCCTTTGACACCCTATGGACGGCCTACCACCGGGCCAGACGGTGCAAGAGGGGCAAAAAGAGTACGGCACCCTTTGAGTACAGCGCAATCGAGGAGCTGCTGATACTCTCAAAATCACTTTTGCAAGGGACGCACCAGCCGGACCCGCTGGACGCGTTCTATATCTACGAACCCAAGAAGCGGCTTATCCAGGCCCCGACGTTCCGGGACAAGGTGGTGCAGCACGCGCTCACGGATTACATCGTCTACGACGAGCTGGCCCGGAGCTTCACGCTGAACACCTACGCGGCCCAGTACGGCAAGGGGACCCACTACGGGCTGGAGATGCTGAAACGGCACATGAGGACCTATTTCCTGCGGCGGAAGGGCGCGGACGAGGCAGCACGCAAGGCCGCCGGTCTGCCCCACCGGCCCATGGAGGAATGGGACTACGCCGAGGGCTGGGTCATCAAGGGCGACATCCGCCACTTCTTCCAGAGCATCGACCACCGGCGGCTCAAGGCCGCGCTGGAACCCCGGTTTCCCGACCCGGACATCCGGGCGCTGATGTGGCGATACATCGACGCCGTGGACGAGGGCCTGGCCCTGGGACACCAGACGAGCCACATCTACGCGGTGTTCTACGTCAGCTCCTTCATGCACTATGTGGGTGAGAAGCTGCACCTGCCGCTGGCTGGGATGTATATGGACGACTGGTATGTGATCTGCCCGGATAAGGCGACAGCGGTTGAGGCTCTGCGCCTTGCAAGGCTTGAATTTGCCAAGCTGGGCCTGGAGCTGAACGACAAGACCAACATCTTCCCCTTGCAAAACGGCATCGACTTCTGCGGCTTCCACACCTATCTGACCCGGACGGGCCAGGTGGTCAGCAAGCTGCGCTACTCCTCCATCAAGCGGATGAAACGACGCATCCGGCTGTGGGAGAAGCAGTACGCAGCGGGCGAGGTGTCGCGGGAGAAAATCATGGAGAGCTTTACCGCCTGGGAGGCACACGCCAAGCACGGCGACACAAAGCAGCTCCGCAGAGAAATGCGGTCCAGGTTGTTGATGGCTCTGGACCGCGCAGACGAGGCCAGGCGGGCGGCGGGCATCCCCGCTGCCCGGCCCGGACCTGACGAAAGGAGAACAAAACGATATGGGACAGTTACTTTCCAATCTGGCAAACGGCAGCCTGGTGAAGCTGGCGGAAAACAGCAAGCCCACCAAGTTCATCAAGCTGGACAATGACCACTACGGCACCGGCACGGGCGTGACCCTTATCCGCAAGGATGCTTTCAGTGAGATCGCATGGAACGCCTCTGACAGCAACGGCTACAAAAACCGTTACTTCGGCTGCACCCTGGACAACTTCTGTGACGGCATCTGGCCGCTGAAACTGGACGAGAAAATCCGGGAGTGCCTGGTCCCCGTCCCCATTGTGGTGGCGGAGGGCAACCAGGTGGCGACGCTGCACACGATCTACCGCAAGGGCTTTGCCATCTCCTGCACGGAGGCGGGCGTGAGCGGATGGCAGACGGAGGGCAAGGCGTTCAGCTATTTCTCCGACAACGCAAAGCGCATCGCCTATCTGGACGAGACGGCGACCGCCGTCAACTGGGGCCTGCGCTCCCCGAACTCGTATGGCAACCTCGCGTACTACATACAGCCGCGACGTGTGCCTCGCCTACTTCGCGCCGCGTCCCGCTTTTAATCTTAAATCTTCTATCGTTGTATCTGACAGCACAGACAGCGATGGATGCTACACGGTTGAGAGCGTGCCGGGCAACGACGGCGGGCTGTATGTGAAGAACAACGGCCTGTGGGTCCGCGCGGTGTAAGAGAAGCACCCAGAAAGCCGGGCGGCGGCGTGCCGCTGCCCGGCAAATTCTATGAGAGGAGGCGGCGGTATGCCGAGCATCAATGAAGTTATCGAACGGGTGAACCGGGCGAGGCCGGACGCCATCGACGACGAGACCAAGGCGGCGTGGCTGCTGGAGCTGGACGGACAGCTCTACCGGGAGACCATCCTGCGGCACCAGCTCACGAGCGGGCGCGGGGCCAAGGGACCCGTCGCCGTCTGTCCCACCTGCGGCGGGACGGAAATCACCTATGACCGGGTGATGGACAGCAACCTGTGTCCGGCGTGCGGCTGGACCGACCTGCCGGACTTTCCCAAGGCGTTCCCGGAGGACGGGGACAAGCCCCTGCTGGTGGAGGCCCCCTACGACGGGCTGTACGACCTGTACCTTATGAGCAAGGTGGACTTCTACAACCGGGAGGCCGACAACTACAACAACTCCGCCCTGGCGTACAACGCAGCGCTGGACGAATGGCGGAAACAGTATCACCGCAGGCACCTGCCCATCGGCGGCGGGGGTCTGACGGGTCTATTTTAGGAGGAGGGGCGAGATGAACCTGCCATACATGACGGCGGCGACCGGCAAGAACCGCAAGCAGATCATCGCCTTTGCCGGGCTGAACTACGGCCAGGGGGCCGGAGACGGCGAGCTGGCAGAGAGCTGGGGCCTCTCCTCCGCCCGCTTCCCGTGCCTCAGTCAGCGGGACGGGCGCAAGACCGCCGGGACCTACACCAGCCCCACGGGGCTGTACGCACGGGGGAAGCTGTGCGTGGTGGACGGGACCGACTTTCTCTATGACGGCAAGGTGGTGGGCCATGTGACTGCGGGCGAAAAGCAGTTTGCCACCATCAACACCAAAATCGTCATTTTCCCCGATAAGGTCTACTACGACACGGAGGCAGAGAAGTTCGGGATGCTGGCGGCGGAATACCCCGGCTTCCCCGGCGACGTGACCTTCACGGCCAACACCCTGACCGTGCCGGAGCAGAGCTATATCGACCAAGCGGCGGAGAACGCAGAGACCAAGGGCAGCGTGGCCGCCGACACATCCATCACCGCCTACACCGGGGCCAGCGTGAACAAGACCACGGGAGCGCTGACTATGAGCGGCGGGACCGCAGGGACCCCGGACAAGCTCAAGGCGGGCGATTACATTCAATACGACTGCGACAGCTCCAAGGAGTACATGGTGGTGCAGAGCAGCGCAAAGCAGAGCGACGGGACCTACCAGATCACCTATCTGCTGCACACGGCGGCGCTGCACAAATACCCAGGCTTCGACGAGCTTTTCAAGGCCGGAGACGCAATCGAAATCTCCGGCTGTACGACCTGCGCCGCGAACAACGGCAGCCACATCATCCGCTCCCTGGAGGCGCGGAAGCTGACCTTCACCAAGGACATCTTCACCAAGACCGGCGTGGAGGCCGGGACGGTGATGCTGGAGCGGAAGGTGCCGGACCTGACGTGCATCTGCGAGTGCGATAACCGCATCTGGGGCGCGGAGGGCAAGACCATCTACGCCAGCGCCCTGGGCGACCCGACCAACTTCTACGTCTACGACGGGGTGTCCACGGACAGCTACGCCGTGGCCGTGGGCACGGAGGGCGAGTTCACCGGGTGCATCGCCTACTCCAGCACGGTGCTGTTCTGGAAAGAGAATTGCCTGCACAAGGTCCTGGGCAGCTATCCGGCGCAGTATGAAATCTACACCTACACGGTGCCCGGCATCCAGAAGGGCAGCGAGAAGTCCCTGGCCGTCATCAACGAGACGCTGTTCTACAAGGGCCGCAACGGCGTGTACGCCTACTCCGGCGGGACCCCGGAGCTGCTGACGGAGAACTTCGGGACCCGACGCTTCTTCGACGCGGTGGGCGGCACGGACGGCGAGCGCTACTACATCTCCATGCGGACGGAGAAGGGCGACTGGGAGCTGTACGTCTTTGATACGCTACGGGCCATCTGGCTGCGGGAGGACGCGACCCACGCGCTGGACTGGGCCTATCTGGACGGGACGCTCTACTTCCTGGACGGGGCCACGGGCAAGCTGATGACCACCGGGCAGGACTACTCCGAGGAGGGCCTGGTGAACTGGAGCGCAACGCTGTGCCAGATGGACGAGACGAGCCACGGGCGCAAGTGCTATTCCAAGCTGTACCTGCGGGCGGACCTGGATGCCGGGGCCTGGCTCAAGGTGGAGATCAGCACGGACGGCAAGCCCTTCCGACAGGTGTTCTCCACCCACAACGAGCGGGCCAAGACCCTGCAAGTCCCCATCCTGCCGGTGCGGTGCGACAACTTCCGCATCCGGCTGTCCGGCAAGGGCGGATGCCTGGTCAAGAGCATCATCCGGGAGTTCGCCCTGGGCAGCGAATATTAAGGGGGTGACAGGGCATGGCAACCACCCTCCCCGGCTCCCCTCCTTCGTTTGACCGCAACGACGTGAACGGGACCGTAAAATCTCTGTGCAACTACACCAGAAACCTGCAAGAAAATCTGGACTTCATGCTGGGGCAGCTTCAAAAGAGCATGACCGCCATACAGACCAGCGTGGAGGGGCTGAACAGCAAGGTCTCCAGCCTGCAAACCACCCTCTCCGGGGTGCAGCAGAGCGTGAGCACACTGGGCAGCGAGTACAACAAGCTGGCAGCCCGCGTGACGGCGCTGGAGCAGAAAACCAACTGAAAGAGGAGGTAATCCGACATGGCAAAACCCGATATGTCCAGGAACAAAGACCTGGCGGGCAAGACCGTCTCCAAGGGCGGCTACAACATCAGCTATAACGAGAACGGCTATGCCACCAGCGCCATCAAGACCGGGAGCAAGACCGGCAAGGCCGCCGCGCCCAGCGCCGACACGGTGAGCGGCGGCGGCAGCGACCGGGGCAGCTACGGCGGCAGCGTATATGACCAGGAGCATTTTTCCAATGACGAGCTGCGGAGCGCGGCGGAGGTCCGGGCGGCAGCGGCGGCAGGCAAAACGACCTGGGCAGACGCCCACGACTATGTGGAGCGCATCCGCAGCAACTACGGCTATTCCGGCGACAGCGACGGCAGCCGCTACATCCCCCTGGAGATGGGCGGCGGCTTCTCCTACGAGGCGGCCCCCACCTACACCAGCCGCTACCAGAACCAGATCGACGACCTAACCCGCCAAATCCTTAACCGGGAGGCGTTCAGCTATGACCCGGAGAAGGACCCCACCTATCAGCAGTACAAGGAGAGCTACACGCGCAGCGGCGAGCGGGCGATGCAGGACACCCTGGGGCAGGTCAGCGCCCGCACAGGCGGCCTTGCAAGCAGCTATGCGGGCAGCGCAGCGCAGCAGACCTATGACAACTACATGGGGGCGCTGGCCGATAAAATCCCGGAGCTGAAACAGCTTGCCTACTCCATGTACCAGGACGAGGGCAACACCCAGAGGGCAAACCTGGAAATGCTGGTGGCCCTGGAGCAGGGCGACTACGCAAAGTACGCCGACCTCCTGGCCCAGTACAACACGGACCGGAGCTTCGACTACGGCGTGCATCGGGACAATATCGGCGACGAGCGCTACAACAACGAGTGGAACTATTCCGTGGGCCGGGACCAGATCGCGGACAAGCGCTACGAGGACGAGACCGCCTACAACCGGGAGACCTACAAGGACGAGACGGAGTACAACCGGGCGATGGCAAAGGCCCAGACCCTCGCGGCGGGCGGCGACTTCTCCGGCTACAAGGCCCTGGGGTACACGGACCAGGAGATTGCGGGCCTCAAGAGCGCATACAACAAGGCACAGGCATCCGTTCGCTCCGGCGGAAGCAAGAGAGGCGGCTCAAGCGCCAGCGAGGACGTGTACGCAGGAATGTACAAGGCGGGCATCCGCAGCGAGGGCGACGCATACGCCTGGCTGCTGTCCGCCGGGTACAACACCACCCAGGCCGGAAAACTGGCCGGGTATTACGCCGACTGGATGAAAAACCAGGGCGGCAGCGGAAACAGCGGCAGCGACGCCCAGATCGGCAACCGGCACGGGGATAGCTGGATTTATATTCCCGGCCATGGCCGCTTCACCTACGACGAGGTGGAGAACTACGTCAACAGCGGAAAGGTCATCGAGACCTACGACAGCGCGACCAACACCTACACCTACAAGTGGAACGGCAATAAGAAGTAAGGAGGCGGCCCTATGGCAAGCGCAAGCGATTTTTTGAAGAAGCGGACGGCGGCGCGGCAGCAGGCCGAGAGCATCCAGAGCAGCGATAAGACCCCTCTGGGCAAGAATGACGACGGCACCGTAACGCGGGCGAGCAACTTTCTGCGGAACAAAGCCGCAGAACGCCGGGCCGTCATCGACCAGCAGTACGGCAAGGATGCCTACGGCGGCAGCGGCAGATACGAGGCGGACAAGGCCCAGGGCTTCAATTCCTGGCTGGAGAGCGTGAACGGCCTCTCCAGCCAGTTGGGCAGCGACTACCAGAGCCGGGACGGCAAATTCCAGAGTGCCGCAGACTTTGGGAAGTACCGGGATGACAACGACGCCCGCATCAGCGTGATGCAGAACAGGGCCAACGCCTACCGCACCTACTTCCAGGACAACCGGGAGATATACGGAGAGGATGCCGTGAACGGCGTCCTTTCCACCCTGGACCAGGGCAGCAAGTACCTGGAGGAGCTGCGGGGCGGGCTGAACAGCGAGTATGACTTCTGGTCCCAGTTCAAGGACGAGAACGACTACAACACCTACCAGCGGGGCAAGGAATATGCCGCGCTGGCGGAGAAACCCGATTTCGCAGAGAAAAGCCAGTACAAGAGCACGGCCAACGGCCAGGAGAAATTCAACGCATGGAGCGGTACTTACTCCAACAGCGGCTTTGACGACATCGCCTACGACTACATCAACCGCAACGAGGAGGCCCGCAGCCGCCAGATGCTCTCCGACATCCAGAGCAACGCGTCCCTGCTGGGCCTGGACAACAGCGAGCGGCGGGAGATGACGGATGACGAGATCGCCACCTTCAACTACCTGTACGCCCAGGACAGCGCCAACGGCGACGCGGAGCACAAGAACGCCTACGCCTACATCGACTACCTGACCGGAGACCTCAACTACCGCCAGCGGGCCAAGGCAGAGGAGGAATGGGCCGCCTACGCCAAGGAGCACCCGGTGGGGTCCTCTGCGTTCAGCGTGCTGGAAAGCCCTCTCAAGGGCCTTTCCTACCTGGGCCAGGCGGCGGATTACCTCTCCGACGGGGAAATCGACCAGAACGCAGGCTACAACAAGTTCAGCTACATCAACAGCGCCATCCGCAACGAGGTGAACACCATCGTGGAGGACAACTGGGGCGGCGTGGGCAGCTTTGCCTACCAGACCGGCATGAGTATGGGCGACTTCCTGCTGAATACTGCCATCACCGGCGGCAACCAGGCGCTCTCCCTTGCCATCATGGGCACCGGCGCGGCGGCGGATGCCACCATCTCCGCAAAGGACCGGGGCCTGTCCGATAACCAGGCGTTCGCCCTGGGCACCATCGCAGGCGCGGCGGAGATCATCACCGAGAAGGTCAGCCTGGATGCCCTGCTGGATAAAACCGCGCTCACCAAGAGCGCCATGGGCTACTTCCTCAAAAACACCCTGGCCGAGGGCAGCGAGGAAGTGGGCAGCGACATCATCAACCTGGTGGCCGATGTGCTCATTTCCAAGGACAAGAGCGAGTGGCAGACCTCCATCGACGCCTACGAGGCCGAGGGCATGACCGAGAAGGAGGCGTTCTGGCGGGCCGTCCGGGACCAGGCGGAGAACATGGGCCTGGACTTCCTGGGCGGCGCTGTCTCCGGCGGCGTGATGTCCGGCGCGGGCATCGCCATCAACGCGGGGCTGAATGAATACGGCGCACGGCGCACCGGTGCGGAGTTCCAGGCGATGGGCGACGACGTGGTGCAGGCAACCATCCAGGAAGGGCTTGCAAGCGACCCCAGCACCCAGAGCTACAAGCTGGCCGTACAGCTCCAGCAGAAGCTCGACGCCGGGCAAACCCTCACCAACGCAGAAATCGGGCGGCTGTACCAGGCCAATGTGCAGGCCATCGACGCGGAGGACGGCAGCGGCGACCTGCTGCTGCGGGCCGCCGAGGAAGTGACCCAGAAGGGCCGCGTGACCAACAACACCGCCATCGACATTTTGAGCAACCCCACCGCCATCAACACGCTGACACAGGAGGCGGGGCTGAACATCAGCGAGGACATGAGCAAGTCCCAGCAGCGCAAGGCCGTCAAGAACGCCGTGGCGACCCTTGCAAGGACGCAGAGCGACGTTTCTACGAACGCGAGGGAAACTGCCCCCGCCGCAACGGAAGCCCGGCAGGCGGCCACGCAGGAGACCGTGCGCCCCGCCATGCAGGTGGAGCAGCAGCGACCTGCGGCGCAGCAGGCGTATGACATCCGCCGCGTGCGGGACGCTGCGGCCAGCCTGGGCGAGAACGGGGCCAAGGCCCTCTCTGCCAGCTATGACGGCAGCGTGCAGGCCGACGACTACTACGCAGGCTTCGCCTCCTACTACGAGGCGGGCATCTCCGGCATCGACATGGACAAGGTGCAGAGCCGCTATGCCGCGCAGCTCAACCAGGCGCAGCGCTTCGCGGCCTACTCCGCCGGTCAGAACGACGCGGCGGCCTCCCTGGCCCTGGAGCGGGAGGGCGTCAAGAGCGCCACGGTGTACGGCGACGAGGCGGGCTTCGTGCAGTCCGAACATTCCGCCAGCCTGCCCAAGGAGACCGTGCGCTTCTACGACAGCCTGGCCCGTGCCGCCGGGGTGAAAATCCAGATGGCAGAGGCCACCGGCAAGGGCGGCGCAAACGGATGGTACAGCAACGGCATCATTCATATTGCCAACGACGCCGAGAACCCCGGCACCGTGGTGGCAAAGCACGAGATCACCCACCGGATGCAGGAGATGGCCCCGGAGGCATACCGGAAGTACCGCGACTATGCCATGTCCGCGCTGACCGAGCGGGACGGCTCTACCGCCTCCATCGTGGAGCAGTACAAGAGCCGCTACGCCGAGGCAGGCGTGAACCTCTCCACGGAGCAGGCCATGGACGAGATCGCCGCCGACTTCACCGAGGCGCTGACGGTTGACCCGGCCAGGTTTGAGACCCTGGCAAAGGAAAACCGCAGCGTGGCCCGGAAGCTGCTGGACGCCGTGCGGGACTTCATCCGCAAGGTCAAGTCTCTGTTCAAGGGCAACAAGACCGCGCAGAACCAGGCCGCCGCCAACGCCTACGGCGTGAGCATCGACACCCTGGAGGAAGCGGCCCGCCTCTGGGAGGAGGCGCTGAAAGCGACCAGCGAGCAGACGGCAAACAAAAACGCCGCCCAGACGGACGGCGGCACAAAATTCTCTATCAAACGGACCTCTCAAATGACGCTGGCCCAGCAGCTCAAGATGTTTTACGACGGGAAGATGGCCTCCAGCGATGCGTTCTACTTCGGAGTGACCCCTGCGGCGCTGGAGAAGTCCGGCTTTGATGCGCTGCCCCTGGCTATGACCATCGGGGACTTCCGCAAATCCACCCAGAAGAAGCACAACATCCCCCGCCGCGTTCTGAAAAACCTTATGAGCAACCTGGCTTCCCCTCTGTTCTCCTTTGGGAGCGGAGACCGGGCCGGTATCGTTCTGAACGACATCGACGGCGACGGCTACACGCTGCTGGCAGCGCTGGAGCGCGGGACCGATATGGACCGCAAGCCTGTCAATGTCATCAACAGCCTGTACGGCCTGGAGCACCCGGCGGAATGGATTAAGAACCAAATCGACAGCGGGAACGAGTTTGCCCTGTACGATGAAAAAAGAGCAAATGCGTTTCTCCAGACCTACGGCTACATGGCCTCGGTGGGAGATGGCATTCGCTCTACGGGTGAGAGTGTAACCCAGAACGGGGCGGAAGTCAAGAGCAAATTTTCTCTCAAGACCCCGGTGGAGGAGACGGACAAGCTGCTGGCCCTGCACAACAAGGACGAGAACAGCATCCTGGCTGCCATCAAGCTGGGCGGCCTGCCCATGCCCTCCATCGCCATTGTAAAAGCCAGGGACGGGCACACCAAGTACGGCCCCATCTCCCTTGTGTTCAGCAAGGACACCATCGACCCGCAGCTATTCCGCGCCAACAAGGTGTACGGTGGCGATGCCTGGACGCCGACAGCTCCGCGAGTAGATTACCCCGTGAACAGCAAAAAGGCATCCCAGGTGGAGCACGAGCTGCACCGGCTGGCCGGGGATGTCTCCGTGGCCGGGGGCATCTTCGGGAACAGCGCCGCCCTGCGCTCTATGGGCATCGACGACACCAGCACCAGGAGCACGGCAGAGCTGGCGGAGAAGCTGGCCTCCACGGACACGGTGCGGGCGGCCTATCTGGCAGACCAGGGCAAGAGCCTGGAGCCGGTGAAGATGGACAAGGTGTGGGACAAGTTCGGCAACGACACCCTGCAAAAGGTGGTTGACCGCCTGGGCGTGAACACGCTGGCTGAAATCGAGGCCAACCTGGAGACCGGCGAGAGCGTGAAGGACGCCCTGGGCGAGAATGCCGAGGTCATCCGCGACATTCTCCGGGACTACTACCGGGAACAGGGCGAACCCATGCTCCGCAGAATGGCCGTCAAGAGGCATTGGACCGACGCGGAGATCAACGAAAGACGGCAGACCCGCATCGACAATTCCATGGACGGCGTTTCCATCTTCACCCTGGAGGACATCGTTCACCACGCATGGGATATGTACCAGGACGGCGGCGCGACCAAGGGCGAAATTGACCGGATGGCTACCTCTGACGCGCTGCGCAGCGCCGTGGATGACCACGCCGTTGAGGAGTGGATTGCCGGGAAGCTGGACGGCCTGCTGGGCGAGGCGGGCATCTACAATGGCAAGGACCCCTACACCCCCTCCGGCAATCTCCGCAGCTTCTCGCAGCTCCACTATGCCTACACCCTGGAGAACATCGTCAAGGCGATGAAGGAGGGCCAGGAGGAGCGCGGCGGCAACACCTGGGGCGCAAGCGCCAAGACCCTGCAATCCGTGGCGACGCCGGAATACCGCAGCATCCAGGAGATCAAGGCGGACATGG